CTATTAACTTGAGAGGGTGTTAGGATAGGAATTTGAAGTTCCTTAGCCAATCCTTTTGTTGCAATGAATACGTCATCGATTTCATCTTTTCTTTCCGTAAATCTTGATTTTGATGGTGCTTTTAAATAATCAACATAGTCAATAATAATCATATCAGGTTTGTGGTCCATATCAATACACTTCTGGATGTGTGACTTAATTGTATTGATAGAAGCTCCTTTTGGTGGATATTCTTTTACGATTAATTTTCCCTTAAGACCTTTAACAATTTTTTCTACCTCAGGTCTATGCTTATTTATTTCTTCAATTCCGTATCCTGTTAAGTAGCAGTCAAAACGTTTTCCTACATAATCTTCTCCAAGTTCTAATGTATAGAAGTTGACATTGTATCCCATTAGCACTGCATGTGCTGCAGCAGCTACCATTGTCCATGATTTTCCTCCTCCAGGATTACCAAACATAATAACTAGATCTCCAGGTCCCCATCCTCCTCCGATTGTTTCGTTTAAGATTGGCCAAGGTGTTGGAATAGTAGGTCTGTAGTTTTCTCTGTATCGACTCTCTACATCTTTATTATATTCGTGACCCATGTTCTTATCCATACCAGCTCTCATCGCTCTTTCTATTAATCCTCTGATCCCATCATAGTCTCCTTGGTTTAGTAGGTCTGCTGAGTTAATTAAAGCTGCTTTTAGTTCTTGGTTCTTTGCAAATTGTACAAATTCCTCGATTACGTATGCTAGATCTTCTTGAGTAGCTTCGTAGCAGTTTCTTAATTCTGCTTTGACTGCTACTTGTAGAATATCATTCTCTACTTTTTGTAGTTCAATTTTTAATGCCTCTAATGAAATTGTAGTATGGTACTTATCGTAGTACTTAATTGTGGTTTCTAAGATCCACTTATGAGCATCTGAGTCAAAGTAATCTGGTTGAAGTAAGTCTCTAGTGTTAAGTAGAAACTTTTTATCTGTTAGTAGTGCTCCCAATACTTTTAATTGGAAACCTTTTCCGTAGGAAGATAATTTTGCTAATGATGTCATGTAACTTATTTTATTATAACTTATTTTTTATATGTTGAAAGCGGTCTAAAGAGTTCTAGCCAGCCTTCCACGTTTTTGTTTAGAGCTTCAATTTGGTCTGCCTCTAACATGCTTAAAAAGGTAAAAGGTTGTAACGATGGAATTGGATCTTTTATCTTATCTAATATATGATTTATTTCATAATCTCCCAACCTTGGCTCCAACAAATTCATCAATTCATAGTTTGTTTTTACCTTTTCCCAATCATAGACAATACTTGCGAATATTTTCTTTGGTTTAGGTTCTTGCAACTTTTGTTCACAAATATCGTAAATACTTTGCAATGTGAACGATGGATCATTTATTATTGCTGGAAATTCCTTTAATAATGTCTTAGGACCAAGGGATTTTACACCTGTAAGGTTATCAGAATTATCACCCAATAGTGCTTTCATTATTAGGTAATTCTCAGGAATTAATCCTATTTCTTCTTGTATCTCTTTTTTTTGATACGTTTTTTTCTTAATAGGAGAATAAACTTGTATATTATCGTCTACTATCTGTAAAAAATCCTTATCGGAAGAAGTAATTGTCACTTTCTTTCCATTAGCTGCAAATTTCTGAGCTAGATACGAAATTGTATCATCTGCTTCTATCTTATCAATCGAGATAAGGGTAACTGGTAAACATTGTAAGTACTCAACTAGTCTGTGCATTTGCATAGTCATGGAAGCATACTCGTCTTCTTTATCATCAAACAGTTCCCAATTGGTAATCCTTTTTATGTTTCTAGTTGCTTTGTATTCTGGATTAATGCTTTTCCTACTTGAGGAAGATGCTTGTCCATCAAATACGCAAATGATTCTCGTAGGATCAATTGTTCTCATTAAGAATCCTAACGACCTTAAGAAGCCTACAAGACCACCAGTGTGGTGACCTTGAGGGTTCATGGACTGTAACATTGCGAAACTTCTTATGAACGTATTCATAGAGTCCACAATTAGTACGTGGTCGTTTAGTCTTCTATCTGGTTTTTGTTCAATTTTATTTAGGATATCTAAATAACTAGTCATCTAGGATATCTAGATTACGTGTGTCTTCTTCTACTTCTGCTTCTACCATTACAGTAAATTCTGTAGAACCTAAAGTATTTGCCCAAGATCCTTTATGAGCATCTTTGTAAGTGTCGATTGCTTTCTTATCGTCAGCAATAAATCCATGACTGGTCATAATAATTGCACCTCGAGATTGAATTCCATCAATGTGATTTTTTTCTATCTGTACTTTAGTACGTTTAGCAAATTCGAATTCCTTACCCTTATTAACAGCTTTGATCTTACTTGTTCCTGAGTTTGTAATGTTTCCAAATGTAATAATAACCGTTGAGTCATACCACATGGTTTTTCCACCTTTATTCTCCAAACGAGGTTGTCCCATTGGATGTTCAGGTTTTGCAGTCCAAACTTTGTTAATTGCTACTAAGGTGTTAGTGTACTTGCTTGCTTCTTTTCTTGATAACATAATTTTTTGATTTACGTTATTTCCAAATTGAGTTGACATTGCACCAGCATTCCATTCATTATTATTCTTGTTAGATCTTACAGATAAGTCACATGGAACAGATCCTACTGAATCCCAAAAGAAACATAAATCGTAAGGAAGATTGCCTTTCTTTTGTTCGTCGATTAAGTCTAGGATATAAACTGCTACGTCTTCAATAGTATTTAGAGTTCCTCTATCAGCATATAGGAAAAATCCTTTGTAGTCAGTTATTTCTCCTGTTTCCTCATCTACTACTTCTGTAACCTCAAGTCCCATCATTTGAGCATGTGGCCAAGACCATTTCATCTCAGTAATAATAAACACTGGAAGTATTTGTCTTTTTTGTGCTTGAACTGCTGCTTCTAAAAGTAAAGTGGTCTTTCCTGTATCGGAATGTCCTCTTAGCAAGGTAATGTGTCCCATAGGAATTCCTTGGAGAGATGTTACCTCAGTAAATGCATCGGATACTTTAATCCAATCTTGGCTTTTAAATTTTACCGAAGTATTAGAAAACCCTTTGTTCTTTTTAAAGTTGTCCAAACTAAAACCGCCTTTGATTAAATCGCTAGCGGTTTGTGTTGTTGATTTTACTTTTGCCATTCTTAATTGAATAGGTCATCAAACTTGCTTACTGTGCTTTTGTTTCCTGCAGTTGCAACTTCTAAAGTGAAGTCTGTTTTATTACTTCCTAAAGCTTTGTCTAATGCTGTAGGTGCAGCAACTGGTGCTGGTGCAGTAACTGGTGCAATTGCTTCTGTTGGTGTAGCAGGTGTTTCTGTAACCTCTTCTCCTGGGTTTAAGTACTCTTGTAATTTTTTCTTAATAAACTCGTAGTCGTACTGAGTTTGTACTTCTAAAGCATTTGGTTGATCCTTTAACCAAGAATTAACTTTACTATCGTCATCTGACAATACTGTTTGTTTTGGTTTGATACGAACTGTAGTGCTTGGGAATTGACCTGGTCCTGCAGCTGGTGTATTTTCTACAACCATATCCCATCCACTCATTACGTCTGTAAAATCTCCAATGTCTTCATCTTCTGCTAAAGCCAATAATGCTTTATAGATGTTAACTCCGAATGACCAAAGACGAACTCCTTTTTCTTCTTCTCCTCTTACCACTACTGGTGCAAAGAATCTAGATTTAGGAGATAACTTTCCTGACAAAGACCAATTATCTTTATCGGATGTTTTTCTTAATTCTTTTACGAATTCTTCAATTGGATCTTGTTTTCCGTAGTTGGAAAGGGACATCATAGGAAATTTGCCTATGTTGTAATGCAACTTTAGTTCTGTAAAAGGGTCTGCAGCGTTAAAAGCTGAGGGGACAATTCTAATCGTTGACTTGCCATTTGCAGGTCTCCAATAAATCTTTTCGAAGTCAACTTTTTCTCTGTCTTGACCTCCGGTGCTGTTTAGAGCTGCTAGCTTGTTTTTGATAGCGTTTAAATCCATAATGTAACTAATTTTAATTAAAACTTTTATTTATATAATATACGAATAATATTTTAAGCAGACAACTCTTTTTAATATACCATAAACCCTTTTTCTTGAAGAAATTGATAATCCGCATCCGTTAGATTTACGTTAGCATACCCTTGATGTTCAATGCTATAATTATCTCTTAATGACTCTCCTAGTTCTCCATCAAAAGCTTGTTTTGACCTAAACATAACTAAGTTTTCATTTCCTTGTTCATCCTCAATATAAACCTCATATACTTCGTGTACAGTTAAGTTATTTACTTTTGAATTAGTAGTTAATTGGTTTTCTACTAAGAATTTTTTTAAATTAAAGTTTTCCATTTGTCTATTATTTTACCAGTTTCTACAAGACCAGTAGTTTGCTTTATCGCGTGGTCCTGGATTATCACAATTGTGTCTTGCTCTGTAAGCTTTGCGTCTTACAGGATTATTTTTCTTTATACTCATTCCTTTTTGTCCAAAGTTGACTTTAACTACTTTGCCTTTAGAATTTTTAACGTATACTTTAAATTTTTTTACATCACCTTGCATAGGTTTACCTAAGGTAACTTTATGTCCATGATACTCAGCTTCAGTTATTTGGGATTCTGATAGTTGCTGAATGTATTCTCTCATAAACGATACGAATTCTTTTACATCGTGTGTATTCTCAACATCGTACTCATCTACTTCGTCTGTATTGAAGTTTTTCATACTTTATAATTCTATTATTCTAAATAATTTTGTGTTTACCCTTTTCAGTTCTGCTCCCTTTGTTAATAGGATGCAGTTTTGATAGTCATTCCACTCTACTCTAAAATTTGTATCTAATACTCCTCCATTTAAAGATTCAATAAGCCTATTCAATGAATTGATCGTATATAGTGTATTTGATTCCTTTTTTCTATGAACTAATATTGTATTATCGAGAAAATTGGTAATATTAATTTGATCTACATTATAAGTACAAATATATTCGTCTTGGCTCTTTGCATACAGTACGAAAATTTTATTGTATATAATTTTATATTTAGTTTGAATTGTATCTAACAATTCATCTAGGTTGCTTTCTGTTGAGAATGTACAAAATAATTTATTTGACATTGATAGGTCTTTGTAGTCGTATTCGATGTCATAATCGAATGCTGGTTGGTATGTTGTGCTGTGTGTCATGTATAAATATGATTTTGTTTTATAAAACTAGATTATTACTATATTTGAATTTTACTGGGTATTTTCCTCCCTGATTCATTATTTTTTCTAACGATTCTAACGTTTCTTTACCGTCCTGCTTATCAAAATCAATTACGAAGGCATCGTATGTATAAAGAGCCAGCTTACTATTCTTATCCTGTAGAAATTGCAGTACTTCTTTTAAGATAGTAATATTTCTTGAGGTTTCCAAGCTTTGCATGGTATAATTCATAAGTTTCTGTGGATGCATATCAGGTAATTCCTTTGTAAACCTTCTACCTGATATTGGATCTTCTACATATCCTTGCTCTGTGAATTGCTTCCATAGCTTTGAAATATATTTCTCTATTTTATCAAATACCTCTAGGAATGCATACTCTGGTGGAATCTTTCCGTAAATGGCATGAAAGTTAATTTGCTTTGCTTTTGCATACTCGTCTTCCAATATTTCATCCTTTCCAAAATAAAGTCTAGCTAATTGAATATGTGCTGATTCATCTGTTAGAGGATATCCTATTTGTTCACATAATAGTCTTAGGTGATAACCGTCAAAATCCATCTCTACAAATACATCGTTCTGTGGTATTATTGCTTTTCTAAACTCTGGTGCTTTTGGTATTGCTGCAAAGTTAACTGAGTTAAAAGCATTAGTTGGTCTTGATGTACTATTGTATAGGTTGTATGAAGTATAAATAATATTATCGTCAATACTATATACAGGATTATTTGGCTTAAATAGTTCTAGGAATGATTGATATGTGATTCTTAATCCAGCTCTTTCAATCATAAAGAAAACACAAGTTGCTGTTTTGTTGTAGAAATCAAAACCATTTGGTATTGCATATTGCAATATACGATTTACAGCTTTAAAATTATCTTCACATCTTTCAAATAATTTTGAATTGGAATGATTGCATTTATCTCTTTGAATTCATGAAAGCGATTGTAATACCAATTGCATGTAGTGTTTGATCTTGCAA